TACCATTTCCCACTTAAATCCTTTATCTTTTTGTATTATATCATAAGTGTCTTCTTCAATGTGGTAATCATTAAAACTATAAGCTATAGTTGTATAGTTTCTTTCTGGTTTTGTTTTACGCCAATGATTATCTTTATCATAATTCTCATGATAGTTTAATGGTATTCCTATAGGACAAAAAATTACATTTGTAGCATTTATAAATGTTTCCATACCTGGTTTAGGCCTCGTCTGCTTGTTCATTGTTTTTTTCCGATAGTTTATCGTCTTCATTTTCTTTTTCCGATACGCCAGATGGTAATTCAGATAATCTATGCAATTCTTCTATATCATCTTCATATTTTTTCTCAATTATTTCTTTCCATTCTGGTACTCGGTCATATTGGTGTACTAATGCAAAAGGTTTTCCCTCTGAAGTACAAACCATTCCATCTTTCATAATAGGAGATTGTTCAAGAAGTTTATCACCATATTCTTTTGATATTTGTGGTCCTGTTGTGCCTAATTGTGCAGCCCAACCATCTTCACTATTTGCAAAATTGGTAACATCTTGATATGTCTTCATTTGTAATAATACATTTAATGCAGCTTGGTCTGGACCTCCACCACCTTCTATATTATGTGTAGTGCTATTTGATAACATGTATATGTTTAAAAACAAATCAACCATAGTGTCAAATTTACCAGAGATTGTACCTGCATTATAAATAGGACGATTGACACACTCTTCATGTACTAATGCACCAAAAGATTTCATTAGATTATTTGTTCCCCATGCTTCATCTTTATATAGAATAGATTCACAAGCAACATTAATTTCTTTATCACCAAGATTCTCATCTAACCAATCTGACGGATTAGTTTGAAAGATAACATCTTTAACATCAGTTGTAATGATTCGATTGTATTGACCTTTCATTCTTTTGAGTAGATACCATAGATGCAAGAATCGTTCTACAACAATAGAAAATTCTTCTTTTGGATATTTGAATGTTTGTGCTTTTTCGTCTTTGCCAAATGCGAGAATTGAATAATCTCTTTTGACTAGTTCGTCCACGGTTTCATAATCTATATTATAACATATCATAGCCTTTGTTCCTGTAAAACCGGAACGGTCTAAAGAATTGACCCAAGGTTTAATTTTCTCAAAATTGTATCCTGTGATACAACCAATCACCATATCTTTCATATAAATTTCCTTATTTAATAAATTTTAAAACGTCACGTTTAAAGACTGCCAGCTCCATCTGGATGGTGGCCTGAACCAGCGTCTTGAATTGCTCGTCCGTCTTTCCCTACTTTTATTTTCTTAGCAATCTTTTTCCAAGTTTTAACACTTGAGAAAGGAGTGTCTTTCATGTATTTATTCACCAACTCCGTAGTACCAAATTCTCCAGCGCCATACTCTTCTTTGATTGTTCTTACTGTACCATCTTTCTTAGCAAACCAAGCTTCAAATTTAATCTCTGGAAACATTCTTTGTAATTTTAGGAATTCACTTAGATTAGGTAAACTATCATCAAACAATCTTACACGACTAAACTCACCGGTCTTTAAGTAATTATGTATGATAATTGCTTTTGCTCTAGGTGTTGATACATCCTTTATTTTGCCAGCTCTTTCAACTCGAACCTTATCAATATCAAAACCATGTTTTCTGAAAGTATCTAAAAACACTTTCTTATTATTCATATCTTGTCGAGCTGTCACGATGATAACTTTACTTTTTGGTGTAGATAAAGCATTCTTAAGAATAATCTTAGCTTTTGCCATCATTCTTTTAATTGGTCTAGATTCTTTGTTAAACTTTTCCGAATCTTTCATTTCAGAGAAATCAAATGACTCGCCAGCTTTTAATCTATATTTAGAATAAGTGCCAGTCTCTAATCTTTTCACTAATTTCTTACCCTTGCGTACTATTATTTTAGCTGTAGTTTCAAACAGAGTATCGTCTATATCAAATATAGTCAGCCCGCCTAAAACGTCAGCTTTTTCTGCTAATAGATTTTCTGTTAAAAAGGCGTCAAATTTAAGCAACAAACTATCCTCGTGTCAACGTTAGTATTTTTTGTATTTGTTGTTCAACGGCTTCTTTACGATTCGGCCAATAGATATATTCCTTATCGGCAGTTTTAAGTAGTTTACTAAAGAATGGTAATGTTAATTTCTCTAGTTCTGATAACTTAACTTCATATTCCTCAACTGTTGAATTCTTTTCTCTTTGTGCCTGTGTACCTACATCTTCAATTACTTTTTTGTAATCTTTTTCTGATACAGTATCAAACACTGAACTGAAGCCGAAATCATCGTCTCCATATTCTGCTATAATTTTATTAATATCATATGCCATCTTTATTTCCCCTTTACTTCGACCAGTTTTTGGCAGAATTAAAATTATCTTGGCTGAAGACCATGCGGTCCACAAGCTTCACGGCGTTACCTTTTAGGTGGTCAACTGCAACGAAACCTTCTGGTGCAGTTATTCTATATCCCGAATCTGTTTTAATAAATGTTCTTGCTACTTGGTCTACTGATTGAAGTTTGTTAATTATCATTAGTTTAGCTTCAGTCACGCCATTTTGTATATCAAATATTCTTTTTAATTCACTTGCAGAGTTACGGAAGAAACGCATCACTTCAGATTTCTCTAACTGGCGGTTTCTTTTTGTTTCTGCTCGTTTAGCATCTAATATATTATCATTCATTTGTTTTTCAACATCTAAAATGAGTTGTCTAGTATGTTGTGTAGTATCTCGAATCGTTTCGCCTTCTCTAACTTTTTTATTATTGAATACTTTAATGTATTGTCTTATTACTGAATTATCTTTAATTCTATTCATTACTGATGGACTTGCCTGTCTAAACAATAGACCAACATCAGACAATATTCTAGTGATTGCTTTAGTTTCTTGTAATGTAAATGTAGCTGTACCAGATGTATCGGTGAAGTCTGCATCACGGAACCAAACATCTTTGGTTGTATTCAAATTTTTAATATCAATATTGAAACTTGCTTTCATTTGTTCCATTGTTTGGCCTGCATATGAAGTATGAAATACAATTCCTACATGAGCAGCTCTCATGCTATCGGCTAGTTTTGAATCAAAAGGCACAGCATATGTAATAGTATTCGGTGTAAATGTAATAAACTTCTCGCCTACAATTGATTCACTCTTTATATCACCTTTAGTAAACATCATATCACCTTGTAAGATGCCTTTGATACCAAGTTTTGGTAAATATCTTAATGATGTTTTTAGTTTCCTATTGAGGCCTTCAGCAGGATGATTTTTATCTATATCTGCATTTGTGTAATTTAGTTTAGCGTTCTTTGTAAAGACACTCTTTGTTCCAACAAAAAACCTTTTATTCTCTGGATTAATACCAACAAATATTGCAGGGGCACCGTCCCATTTTGTAGTAACATTAACTTTTGATGTAGAGTTACCTGCCAACATATCTCTTAATGATTGTAAGAAGTTAATAGCTTCACGAGTACCTGCTACTCCATTATCTAATACGATATCTTCAAGATGTTCAAGATGTAAATTCTTACCTGAACTAGCTTCAGTAAGAACTTCTCTTCTATTTTGTTCCATCTTATCTTTAAATTTAAACATATATTATCTTGTACTCTTTATAGTTGGTTCTATTTATCTTACTTATCGGTAGGTAAAATCACCCATTATTCTTGTAGGATATCCGTCAGTACCTTGTGTATCTCTCATGTTTATTTTAAACATATATTTCGGCGTTTGCACCTCAATATCAACTCTTTTGCCTTTACCAGTTTTGCCACCATAAAACACAGTACAACTTTGGGGTGTTGCAGCTGATTTCATATATGCTTGGTCTATTTTAAAAACTTTAGTTTCGCTGGCGTTTATCTTATGCACAACTGTAAAACCATAACCTATACCAGACTGTAGAAACTTATTCAGATGTTGAATGTTAATTTTATTAAAAGTATTTACTTTAATTCCTTGCTTTAATTCCCCATTGAACACTTCACTAAAAGTCGAATCATCAATACCAAACATAGCTAAAAGTTTTAATCCATCTCTATTTGTAATACTGCCTTTCTGAATCTCATTCTTTGTTAGTATTGTTTTAATACCTAAATTAAAGAATGTTGTTGTACCACCTAGTTTTAAACTAAGATATGAAACAACTTTATTAGCTGCTTTTTTTGATGCATTAACCACTTCATATAATGTTAGGTCTGTAACTGCAGGTCCTATATCTAAAGAACCCGTAGGCGATGTTATGATTGGTCCTGGTTGAAACTTTAAGGGCCTTTTAGTATTCTGAGCACCTTCTTCAAC